GATTTGCTAAAACAAAGTTCTTAGGATCATCAACTTCCTTTATGTCATTTAATTTGCATAAAAAAGGAAAATAACGTAAATCGTTATCTCCTGTTTTCAAAATCTCGGTACATATATCTAAAAGCTCGTCTAGTGGTCCATCACGGACATAGCCATTTGTTGTAATAATAAATTTTCTTGCATGCTTTATTTTTCCTAACTGTGATGAAAATACATTTATCTGATCATAATTCTCATAAGCATGATATTCATTGAAAAGAATAGCTCCTGATTTCTTACCATCCTTTGTTTTGGCATTTGATGTATTGAATCTAATCTTTGCACCTGTCTTTCTATTTTTGATTTCCTCTTTTGTCTTATAAAATTTGCTTTTAAATTTGTTCCAATTATCATCCAGCATATCATAGACAACATTGAAACTGTCCTTCGACTGTTCTTCATTATTTGCAATGATATCAATATGATAATTCTTGATTCCATAGAGCGGTGTTTGAAGAAAATTCATCAAAGGCATGATGAATCCATCCTTACCATTCCCACGTCCCATCAATGTGACAAATGTTTTAAAAAGAGGAATATCATCAACGTACATAAAGACAAAAGCATAGATAAATTTTTGATAGGGAAACAGCTTATAATAGTTATTTTCGCAATATTTTAAGCAATTTTGATATGTTTTTTCATCAAAAAAAACATCATTTCTAGCCAATGTTGGCAAAACGATGTTTTTTATCAGCAGTTTTCTTTCCTCATTTATTTTATCTGGATTCTTCTTTACATAATCGATATAATCATTGATTTCTTTACATTCAATCATATATAACCATCATCCGAATTATCAGATGAATCAACGGGATTTTGTAAACCTAATTCATCGAGAATCTTTAACATGGTTGTTGTTATTTTCATTAGGTTTTGCACGGATTCATTAGGCTTTACGCTCTTAAAGCCATTTCCTGAAGTAACTGTATATCGCAATCCATTTTCTTTGATATCCTTTTGACATTTCTTTTTAAGATCGTAATATTTCATATAATCTTCAATCAAGTCGAGATAGTAATTTTGATACTTGCCTTGAGCATCGAGCTGTTCCAATAAATCATCCTTGATTTCCTTTTTTGTCATAACAACACCCCTTTCAATAAATATTTGTATACCACCCGCTATCACATGCGCACGGATATTTTTGAACAGTTAGGACCACATGCCCGTTCTCCAAACTGAAAAATCACGTGAGAATTTGATGGGGGGGTACTACCAGCGCTCATCTGTTAGCTTTGGCTTTGATTTGTTCCATTTATTCAAGTCATCACGACCTTCAACGATCTCATGACAATGAAAGCATAAGCTCACTAAGTTATCATCATTCAATGCTTTATCAAAGTGCTCTTTCATTGGCAAGATGTGATGGACATACTTTGCTTTAGTAAGTTTAAATCTTTTAATAGGTTTATCTTTAACAACAAATAAACCTTTACATCTTTGACACTCATAATGATCACGTTCAAGTATCTCTTTTCTTTTATCCTTCCACTCCCTGGATACATAGAAAGCATGAACATCACCTGCACTTACTAACGTTCTTACTTCATCAAGTGTTCTTCTTTGTTTCTTCATCTTCTTTTAAGTATTGCTTTATGATTTCACAAATGTGTTTATTCTTACATGATAAACTGATTATTCTTGCAATGAGTTTGTATCCAGCATATATATCTTCTACATCTGTAGTTGTTTCTAACTTAGGACAAGCTGCACACATATCATTTAGATCACAATTAATATTGAGCTTTTCATCTTTCATATAATTCCTCCTAATGAAAAAGAGATAGCATCTGCTATCCCTTTTCCAAAGACAATCTGTTGACATCGTGGAAGTCTTTTGACCTTAAAACCACATTAACATAATAACACATAAATCATAGATTTTATTATCAAATAATTATCAAAGTTTCTTTTCAGCTTCAATAATCTTTTGTACATCCTCTTTTTTAGGATCAAAAACAGTATCAAGAATATCAAATGATTCATCAGCAATTCTATAGAATGTTGCCTGTGAATAACCTAGTTTTGATGCTTCATTGAGTCTATCACTATTGCTTCTTGGATAGTTAGCATATATCATAATA